CGTACGGCAAAGATAGCATCGATGTCAGGCTCGTCAAGAAGAGCTCCTGAATTACGATCGAAAATCAGACTCATGAACCCACCAAGAAATTGGGGGATCACGCCGGGTCCAGAGGTAGACGACAAACGTCGCCACCCCTGGAACAGCTCCCGAGTACACATGCTTTGGTCAAGACCTTTTTCGAGGTCCTTTCCGAACATGGGTAGGGTCTTAGCGAAGAAAGCTAAGCCTTCTGATTTTGACCGACCCTCGACTATTTTGTAGTCGAGGGCGGCGCTTTCAGTGCAGCATCTTGCGGCTAGTTCATCAGCCACAACCTTCCAGAACGACCTAAGGTCGCACATGGTACCGCCCTTTCTTGGGTTGGATACTAGCTACGACTGCAGGTCACTTACATGGAAAATCAGGCTAAGTTACTGAGGGCTAAGAAGCTTGAAAGCTTGTTTAGCTCTCGCCACCAAGAATCTTGGTGACAATAGCACCACTCGAAGCAGCCAAATACGCCACAAGGGCGTCGATGATCTGCTTCTGCTCGGCTGCGGTATAGCCCGTGTCCGGAACGTCGAGAACGACGTTCATGGACATGTCGAACGGCCTGTTGAGGGCCGGCGACATCGGGTCAGCTGCAACCTTTGAGTGGTGCAAGCGGATACGGTGTCGATTACGACGTCCGTACGTGTGACTGATCTGCATGTCGACAAAGCCGTCAGCAGATCGGTAACCCGCGCTGTTCTCGCCCGTGGTAACACGAGCGAGAGAAGTAGCAACCGCATTGATAGTAACTACCTGAGGATCAGTAAGTGCCATGTCATTCCTTAAAGGGAATCAGGAAGGCCTGTAGTAAACAGACACATCCTTAGGGTGGATCTCTAGTAGGAATCTACAGAGACGGCCGGGGAGCTCGGGAAATCCCGAGAGCCGCGGCGATGGCGACCTGTCTGGGTGAATAATCACCCATAGTGGCCCCGAATCCATATGGAAGTGCTCCAAGTCTTGTCTTTGACACGGACCCAAAACTTTCTGAGGTCTGCGTGAATCGGGGACTCCCCGAGGGCTGATTGATATAGCCCTGCCAAGATGTTGTGGTTTTCTCATTATGCTCTTGCATAATGTAACCATAACGAAGCACTAGACCGTCATGAGAGAATGCTGACATGTTTGTCATCATATCTCCCGTATTGGCG